CGTCTTTTAGCTGCTTTGGTTCCGCATCCCAGACCTCCTTCATTGCAAGATCCATAGCTTTTACCATGTCAGCCGCGACTAGCCTGCAAGACCTCATCGACCTCTCACCCCTAGCCTGCGCTCATGCCCTTTGATCTGTTCAGACCAATCGGCAATCATCTCTCGGTAGTCAGCAGCATATAGCTTGTGAATATCCCTTCGGGTATCGAGCATGTGGTCAACGAACTCCCTTCCATAGAAGTCAATCATGTGGATAGTGTATTGCTGGGCTGCGCTGCCATGCTTCATTTGCCAGCCATTGCACGACTTACACTGACTCCACACATTTTCCGGCTCCAATGCCCAACGTGAGCTTGATCCCTTTGGTAGCCAGTGGCCTCCGTCACACTCTTTCCAGTGTACTAATACCCCGCAGGATACGCATTTGCAGTAGCCTTCATCGTTGGCGCACTCCATTCTGCGTAACTTCTGTAGTGTTTTCAATGCTTTGGCGCGTAGTGTTTCAGCCATTATACCACCCTTCTCAGGTTGGCTTGCTTTGTCTGCTCTGCTCGGAACTGTAGATCAAGCGCAGTCATCTGCTTCTTTGCCATCTCTACTCTGAGGTTTGATTCTGCGACTGCTTTGAAGTGGGCTGCCCATTCGGGTGTGGCTTGGACTTCGACTTGCGCTTTAGCATGGCTACACCCTGAGTCCATGTGTGTCTTCGTTGATAAAGCCGTGTAAGACTTAAACGCTGTTTCATTCTCTATCGCTATCTGTGACCACTCCTCCCACTCCCCCAGTCTTTCACTCAGGCGGTTAAGAATCCGATCCATTTTGTCCGGTTGTTCTTCCATTCCTCTCTCCCTTTTCTTTAGACATGCCGTGACATTTAGTAGGGTTTGGTGGCCCTTACTAATCTTTGTCTGTATTGCTCGCTGTATTTCCACTCGACTACTTCTGAGCTAGCCCAAACTCTGCCCACCTCTCAACTCATATTTACAATGAGGGAGAGGGTTTTATTGCCACCGTTAACGAGTGTTCAGTTTCGCGTTCCTACTAAGACGCGCAGCCTCGAGCAAATTGTCTTCTGGTCATTCTGTCCAGCCGGTTAACCACCGGCACCAGTACGTAATTGCGTACAGGCCTCTGCTGCTTTCGGTGCAGGACAAACCGTAAAAGAGGGCCGACTCCCAACAACAGGGGAGGAGGGGCGGGAAGGGAGCCGACCACAAACTATACCGTCCAGCCTTCTAAGAAGATGTCCGGTCTCAAATCGTAAGGTTTCACCTCGCCTTCGGAAACCTGGCACAACCTAACCACATGCATGGATGGTACACCATTCCGCCGCCAATGCTGAACCTGTTGTGGGTATGTACCACACGCCCTAGCCAACGCGCTCACGCCGCCAGCCTTCACCCTTAACCTTTCAAATACTTCTGGATTCATTTCATATCTCCTGTTGACTGCCAACAGTACACTAAAAAAAATTAGATTAAAAGGTTGATATGCATAAAAGGATAGTGTTTAATGGCTTCAACAACAGAGGAAAACGATATGTACGACGTACCAGATAGACCCATCTCAGCTGATCCTAACTTCCAACGCATGTGGGGAGATGATGATTACGTTCACGAGATGGATGAAGTTGAGGACAACGACACCCAGTTCAACCTGCACTGGTTTGGAATGGATGAGTACCTGTCCTTCGATAACGGCATCATTGCCGACACCCGCGACGAGATGGATCGCCTCGTTGACTTCTGGATTCGTGAAGACAATCTGGAAATCAAACAGCACCCGCACAACGGTAAAGAGTCAGACGTTCATGGCGGTCTGGAAGATGCCGACGTAATCAACGGCAACCCCGCCGGTCAGTATTTCATTATCCAGCGCGGTCGAGTCATTGGCGTAGTAACGGAGGTTCGATAATGGGTCGCGTTAAGTCAGATATGTTCGAGGATGATCTAGGTTCGGATGATGAGTTAGTGGCGAAGCCACTAGCCCATCTCTTTGGGTCAGACCCTCTAGCTGAACTTACTGAGTCAGCCGAAAAGGTAGTCAGACGTTCACGCATTCAAGAAGAAATTGAGCAATGCGAGATACCAAGGGGTACTCAGGAACGTCGAGAATTCATGCACAAAAAATTAAGGGAGTTAATTGACCATGTCAGCAGCAAGTGAAATATACCACGCGCTCAGTAGGCCGTGGCCCAAAGGGGAAGTGAAGGAGCGCAAAGGGCCGGGCGGCAAGATGCTGTCCTACGTTGATGCTCGCCAAGTCCAGAACCGATTGGATGAAGTCGTCGGTACTGAAAACTGGCAGACCCATTTCTCGGAAGTGTGCGGCAACTACTGCTGCACCCTCTCTCTCAAGATAGATGGGGAATGGATAGCCAAGTCAGATGGCGCCGGTGAGACCTCAATCGAAGGCGACAAGGGCGGATTCAGTGACGCATTCAAACGCGCTGCTGTATCCTTTGGGATCGCTAGATACCTGTACTCTGATTCCAAGATGACACCCGAGCAGTTCGATAAGCGCCGTGGTGTTATGGCTGACGTGCAGTCAGAGGACAAAGCCACTATCCCAACAGAGGATGACAAGATGGTAGCCAATGAACTTGTACTAGCGGTACAGAACGAGAACAGCCAGAAGATCCTAGAGATATGGGAAAGCCTCGTAACCGATCAGGAGCGAACCGTGGCGACGTGGTCGCTACTTCAAAGCCAGACCCGGCGATATATCAATAAACTCGTAAAGGAGAGTAACCAATGAGCGATAAAGAATTTGCGGACGGCCTATACATCAAAGAGCCTTGGCCTAACTCACCAGACTGGGTTAAGTTTCGCATCAACATCAACAAGGAACGACTGATTCCTTGGCTGCAAGCGACACAAACAGAAGGCGGCTGGATCAATATGGAAGTCAAGCTCAACCAGAAGGGCGAATGGTACGCAGATGTCCAGCGAGGCAGGGGGGGTCAGCAACCCCAACAACAGTCCGCGAATCAGGAACAGCAGGATGATGTAGACGAAGACATACCGTTTTAAGGAAAGCCAATGAAGAAACTAATTATCTTGATAGCCGCTCTGCTTGTGACCGCGCCGATTGCAGCAGACACGAAGGCTTACGCCAAGAACAAAGCCAAAGGCAAGATCGTTCTCACCAACGAGACTTGTGAATTTGCTGGCCTGATGAATCGGGCTTACTTCTACACCAAAGACCATTACACCGAGGAGGGTTGTTGGATTGATGATGACATGACCATCTTTGTGCAATGGAAACACGAAGGCGATAAACGCTACGATAAGAAAATATTTACCGTGGTGGATCGCTGGTAGACTAAGTAGGCGGGAACTTTCCGGGCAGGCGAGCGCCAGCGTCAGCCCCCCTACGGGGATAGAGAGATAGGTGGTGTGCTTGTGCCCGCGACCATTCACACATCAACGCCGCCGACTGGCGCACTTCAACAGGGGAAACACATGATTGAGAAAAAAGAATTCACTGCACTGTACCGACCGTTCTTCCAGCTACATCCGTTCAAGAAACGCGACTGGCCCGATGGACTGGGTGACGTTCATTACAAAGCGTTCTGCCGCGACAGCCCCGCTCTCATGCAGGAGGCTATGGGCTTGTTAGTAGAGAAGCTCGACCACTTCCCCACCCCCAAGGATATTAGAAACCAGATCACTGCACTAAGCACATCAAAGAGCGAGGGGAACGAGGGCAGAACCAACGGCACCAGTGAGAATGAAGGCATAGCCACTAGGTATCTGGAATACAAACACGGGGTCGAGTACAACGGGGTTAAGGTTAAGTGCCCAGATCCGCTACCGTCTTGGATCAAACAGGAAGTTGATAGGGTAGATGACCTGCTTGGCCCACAGTTCCCAGTAAAATCTAAACTTGGCAACGTAGGGTTTGCCATAGTACAAAAGGAAAACAGAGGATGAATGACGCGCTGAAGCAATGGCTTGCGGAAGGTAACGAGATAACCCAGCTACCGTATGGCGTACCACGCGACATGCAAGTCTGCATGAACTGCAAAGGGTTATTCGAGACTAAGGAATTGACAAAGGGGATAACAAGACGATGCCAGAAGTGTCACCAAAGGCATACGAGCTACAAGGAGCGCCGGTAGACATGTTCTATCGGGCTATCGTGTGCCAAGAGAAACTGAGGGAGCGGTACATCTCTGAGGTTCTAGCTTCGGTCATAGCGCCGTTCAGCGAGGAAACCAAACGGCAGATCTATGAATGGCAGAGGGAGGGAATGACGACTCGGTGGATGGCAGACCAGCTAGGTGTCACGCGACACAAAGTGATGCTGCTAACCAAACGGACTTCTTGGCCCTCTCCCTCTAACCTTTCCTAGTGTTCCACGTGGAACTATTCATCAACTAGGTTTATATCGTGTTCAGCGATGAATTCTTCATCAGCTTTCGGTGGTTCCATCTCTTCTTTAATCTGCTGAGCGTGAAACCGAATGTTCTG